TCAGAGATTAACGGATAATAATGTTGAGACATTTTTTGAGGTTTCAGAATGTTAGAGACTGCCTTCATCCAATAGTGACGTAGGAATATAATTCCCACGTATTTTTACTAACTCAGATAATGTTTCTTTTACATCTATGGGATTAGGTAACAATAACCAATTATGGGAAAAGATAGTGTCTAATTCAAGCTGTAAAAAGGAATTATCACTAAATACAGATGGAGGTAGACTTTTAGCCTGAGAAATATCGTGATGGATGAAGGCAGTCTCTAACATTCTGAAACCTCAAAAAATGTCTCAACATTATTATCCGTTAATCTCTGAAACCATTTTTCAATTGCTTCCGCTAAAGTGTACCCATCAGTGCAATAATATGTTTTATTTCCTGCTGGCGCACTTACTCTCCAATGCCCGTGAGTTTCTAATCCAGGCTCACCAGAAGACCGTATCTCTAAATCATAGGTAACATTAAGTATCAATTTATATGCTTCTACATCAGCATCAGTTAAAAAATAATGTCCATTATCATTCCTCAATAAATATTCTCATTTGATGTATCAACACATCAGGATAATCATTTATAGCATCTTCATAATTTGAATAAATAGGTAAAAATCCTAATTGATTATGCTTTAACTCAACTTTACCAAACCGTGGTGGACCTTCTGATACATTACTATTTGCATATGGAGAAACAATTCGCAAAACAATGTTTACATACTCAATGGATGGGTCTTCGTAACGTTTATCATACACAGGCATTTCTACTCCCCCGTTATTTCATCATGGCATCGTACAGCTAAATCGTTAAATAAATCAGCTAGGGGTATCAATACTAATCTGGATTTATTATCATCGCCACCTTTTACGCCTACTTCTTTTTCAGAACCTTATTTTCTTCCAAAAATTTTTTTAATTCTTTACATCTATACGCATCAAAACAATCCCAATGAAAAGACTGGTCCAATTTATCATTTACAGTTGGTACTCGACTTGTAAGAGGATAATGGCACCAATCACAATCCATCAATACCCTGCCTTGATAATTCTTTGTGCCTCTAATTCAGCATAAACAAACGGTGGATATTCACTTTCTTGAGACATAGATAATATATTCAACATTGTGGCCTTAATTTCAGTAGTTTTCTCTAAGGCTTTTGCATAATCATAGCCTTGAGATTCAATGTAAGCATCTATTAACCCGCCCGCATTTATGACAAAATCTGGTGCAAATAAAATATTCCTTTCAGCTAACATTAAACCATCTTCATATGAACCCAATTGATTGTTAGCACTACCGGCAACAATTTGACACCTCAGTAGAGGAATTGAATTCTTATGCAAAATTCCCCCCAAAGCACATGGAGCAAAAATATCACAATCAACGGATAAAATATCATTATATGGAACCACTTGAACAGAAGGAAAATTGATTTTAACAGTTGTTACAGTCGTAGGATTTATATCTGCAATTATCACATTGGCTTGAAATGTCTGTGTTAGCCACTTGACTAATGCAGCCCCTACTTTTCCAACCCCTTGAATAGCAACAGTTTTATTTTCCAAACTGTTACTACCCCATAAATGTATAGCACATGCCTCCATACCTCTAGCAACACCATATGCTGTCATATCTCCCATATCCCCACACCCACCTAAAGAGGTTGGCTTACCAACAACATGTCTGGTGACCTCAGATATTATTTCCATATCAGATGCGGTTGTGCCAATATCAGTAGTTGTAATATATTTACCACGTAGCAAAGAAACAAACTGCCCATAACTATGCAACAATTCTTTCGACTTGATACTGCTAGAGTCACCAATAATTACTGCCTTACCACCACCCCACGGTATATTTGCTATTGCAGCCTTATAAGACATAGCTCTAGACAATCGTAACACATCAGTTAGCGCAGCTTGCTCATCAGGATAATCATATATCCTTAACCCCCCTGCGGATGGCCCAAGCATTGTAGAATGAATTGCAATAATTGATTTTAGACCAACAGTAGAATCAGAATAAAAGGACACTAATTCATGGCCCTCAGAAAAAATCCCGTTACCCATGTATCATACCTCTATACTAATTACTCAAAAAATATTATGACTTTTAAGACAAGCTAAACACATGAAAACTCCATACTCACTAAATAACCCCAATTGATTATACACGGCTGGGTACAATTTCTTACACCAATTACATCTTATATAATTGGCTTTATTCATCTATAAATAATCTCTATAAAACTGTGTTCTATTGTTAGCATAATTGTCTGTAGTTGATGCTGGAGTCTTAATATACAATGCCTTTTTCCATTCATCCACCTTACCAGATTCCAATCTTGCCTGAATAATTAACTCTAACATTTCTTTATAGTAATCCATTAACTTATGTCCCATTTTTCCTCCCCTTTCATTTCTTGATTAGCCCATTCAATAATGGCTTGTTTAGCTGAATAATCTGGATGCCAGGGAATTACTATCCCCGCTTTGCTCCAAAATATAAGATGTAGATTATCTATATTCGGACGTTCTGTAGAGACAGCATTATCAATTCCCATTATGGCAAAAATATGTTTTGGGGTGTCATTATTAGTATTCATTTTTATATTAAAATAAGTATCGTATAAAAACCTATTTTTTGTTCTTAACCCTTCTCCTCTTAGGTTTATTTCGTGTATCAGAATAAACTTTATCTTTTATAGAACCCTTATCCCAACATCCCAAACAAAACCCATCACCCAATTCCGCAACTTGATGACACCTATTACATGTACCTTTTGTTGCATCAGGCATTTTTACAAGTACATTAGGAAGTAAATCATCCTCTAATCTTCTTTTCTGATAAGGTTTATTTTCCATAACTTAATCCAAATAATCCGTGTTAATTTGGTCCTCAAAAGATTGATACTCTTCAACTTCCACATCATACTTGGACATATTCATTTTATTCAATTCTTGTTCAGCCCTATCTTTAGAGAAGTATTCCCCGTATATATGAGATTTCCACCCAACATCGGGTTTTCCACCACCATTAATTATTACTACAGGAGTTCGTCGTATTATTCTATACATACCGCCTCAATATAATTTATAATAGATTAGTTAGAGATGGGAAACCCCCACCCATCATTACATACCCCACCGCTTCACAACACTAAAACACTTTTTGCTTCCCATCTCTAATTAATCTACTCTAACGTTGAACCTCATTTCCCGTCGTGTTAATTCTCTGACCTTATCCATAATGTCATAAACAGAATCGGAAGCGAATAATTTTGCTTTATATTTAGAGATTCCGTTGTAACTATAAACCAAAGCCCACCCAAAAAAACCTTTATATGCCCACATATCAATATCATCATGGCTGGCATACCAACCGTGATTATAAACTGTGAATACTACAATATGGGACATTCGTAGAAATCTATTACTACGCAATCCCTATTGAATCTACTGATTAATTCTATTATATTTATTTATCTTTCGGAGTTCATAGCCAATGCCAATTATGGCATTCAACATCCCCATTTGATATTCCTGTTCATCACTAAATTCTTCTACAATCTCTAAATGTTTCCTAGCTTCAGCTAGATAATCAATATATGTGTTATTGTTGTTATTAGTACCATTAGAATAATAATTCCCATTAGAGGAAGATTCGCTTCGTTGATTTCCCACCAATCCATGAACCATTATTTACTCTCCTGACTCTTCAGCATTTATATTTGACTTAAACCAATCTACATAACAATAGGTACAAATCGGACCAGAATTATATTCAGGGTTATCTTCTACAGCAATAACTATGGGAGAATCGGTATAAAATATATGGCCTCTAGGACAACAATACTTTTTCTTTACCTTCTGCTCATCACTACTCATACCCTATATTAAAATAAACCCCTCTTCAAATTTGTATAATCCTTCCCCAATTGTATAGGGAAAATTATCAGATTGTGGCTCAAAAATTTTCCATGTACCATCAGAAAATACTATGAGATTATACGCATGACCGCCTGAGTAATCAATAACAAGTCCAACACTATTCAACCCAAACTTTCTTGCTACCCTAGCCTTGAAATTAAATGCAAAATTATCACAATCATATTGTTCTGTAACATATTTTTTTTCATCCGTCCAATCAAACTCAATTATCTTTTTCCAATCTTTCTCACTACAAGTCCAATATTTATTATCAATGGCTTTAATTTCCATTTTAGAGGAGAGAGAGAGTTTACCAGAATATTGCCAAGACAAAATTGTTTTACTTATAGCACCTCTAACAAAACCTCCTGTTTGTTCTTCATATTGTATATCGGGAAGTTTGAAAAACTCAAGACAATTTTGAAGGGTATCAATTAAGTTCGCCATTTTTTCATCTCCCCCCGCAACTGCTCACTCATAGCAGTAGCCTGTTCAAGTATAGATTCAACTTCAAGATTTCTAGAAGTTGTATTATCTAATTTTTTTTGTAGTCCAAGAATACTCTTTTCAAAGGTAGCTTTTTCAGCATTCACTACCGTTAAAAAATCATCTGATTGTTTCCGCATTTGGCGAACTTTTTCCAGCCATTTAGTATCACCCTCAATTAATTGTTTATTCTTATTCACTAATGTTTCATTTTTCTTCACTAAACTATCATTCTTCTTACCCAACGATAGAATAGTTTTTTCTAATGCCTTCAAACCCAACTGATTAGTTTTGGTTCGTTCAATCGTAGACACCAACTCGTATTTTCCCAAAAAGCCCAATCTTATAATGAATTGAATACCAAATAATAACCAATCTTGAATACGTCCCATTATTTTTTCACCACAGTCCGTACTTTTTTACTCTTTGTAATCGGTTTATCGGTAAACTTAGTTAAGCCACAATTAATACACTCAACACCACTATCAAAATCCATTGAACGTAACGCACCACCACATTTTGGACATTGCTTTAACAACAACATTTTATTCTCTCGTATTTATAATAAGATTTTCTTCTGAATTATCTCCACATGCTATACAACCCATTATAAAACCGATATAAATATTCCCAAGAACAAAATCAACAATTTCTTTAGGCATAGCATCTCTAGCAAAATTATAATAGGATACCGATAGATGCATTATCTCATCAGCACCCATAAAAGTTTGTAAGGACAAATTTTCATCTAAATTATCTAAATTTTGTTCTTCTAGAGAATGAATATAGACACAGGCTCGTTCAAATAATGTTTTATCAATATTTTTGACTTCATCAGAATCCATAGAATCAGACCTTCGTATTGTCAGTGGAGTATACGGAAAAACCATCAATTATTTCAGAGGTATAATCACCAAAAAGATTGGGCCATTGTTTAATCGCTATTTCAGCTACCTGAGAAAAGACTAATCGAATTTCTTCTTCTGCATATGGAGAGGTTCTCATCTCTATCACATGGCGCAAATTACGAATATTTGTAGTCCAACCTATATTAGTGGCTAGCCCAATCGGAGCCAATCTACGCATTGCAGATGTGAATTCTTTCTTCGCATTAAACGAATCCAAATTATCCAAATCAAACAAATCAGACATCTCTTTCTGAAGATTGGATAACTCTTCAAATGTTCTCGCAAATATGCTCATGGCTTGGTCATTTTCTTGAATACAAACCGGAGCATACCAATCTAAATCAGTTAATCTAACATATCGCAACGACTCTTGCGACATAGCAGTTCCCACTCTATGTCGTACTAATTCATGAGTGAATACCCTGCTAACATCAGCAAAGAAAAAATTAACTGTACCATGTTCTAAAACAGAACCATCACCCTTCGCAATAATGTTAGAGATATAACTTTTATTAGAAGCCCTGACTCTAGTAATATTTGGATTCAATTCAGTCCCAAATGACTTATAACACGACCGACCGTACACCTCAGTTAAATATTCTATATCTGATGGTGCATCCGAATCCCATTCGGGTACGCCTAGATGAGCTAACAATGCCTCTATCCCATCAGCATTAACCCTAGACTCCCCAACTAAAAACACTTTAGGGTTGACTTCACTCATACTTACCTAGTCTTCCACCTATTAACTGCTATGTCACAATATTGAGGGTCTATATCTATGCCAATTGATTTAAATCCTTCACTACGAGCAGCTAAAAGAGTTGAACCAGAACCTACAAACGGGTCAAGAATCACACCACCGGGTGGAGTAATCAATCTACATAAATATCTCATTAACGCTAAGGGTTTCACGGTAGGATGATTATTTCCTTCCCCACGTTCAGATTTTGATGCTTTAGCACAGTAGAAAAAACGGGCAGCAGAACCATCATCATCATTATTAGACCTACCACTTTTCGTTTCTGGAAACAACTCTACCACTTCTTCACTACCATCATGAATTAAATTAGCTGGAAAACGGCCTTTTGTATTATCAGACATTTTTCCAGTGCGACCTGTTCCATAACCTATACCAATATTTGTAGAATCACCACTAAATTTATGTTTATGAAATTCTGCTTCTGGCACACTTGGTTTTTCTCCCTCTACTCTACAAGCATCAATATTCAAAGCACCAGTTCCATGTTTCAACACATTAGCTGCTACTGTTTTTTCTGATAATGGTTTACGAGCTAAAATTATAGGTTCCCAAGCTGGCTTCAAAGCTGTACCCCAACCTTCCCATTCTTTAGCTTCATCAGTAAATGAACCAGTAACAGAAATATTTTTTGTTTCATAATTATGAAATCTTTCCCTATTCGCTAAAACTCCATGTTCCCCTTTACCGTCAGATGCTACCCTATTAGAAGATACTGTACGTTTCACTTCTCCAACAATAGGTCTAATTTTTTCTGATTTACTCAACGAAACACTATTACTCTTACCAGTAAGTTTTTGAGAATCAATCGCCTTACTCACATTCAGACTCTTTGGAAACCCACTTCCATACACCCACATTAAAGTATCTCTGATTTCAAACCCAGCATCTTCAATAGCGCACATCAATCGGTGATGTGTCCTAGTTCCACCAAAAGCCACTAAACTGGCTCCCGGTTTCATAGCATCCTTAATAGTCTCCCAAAAACTAACTCCCGGAATACCGTAGTCCCAATCTTTTCCCATAAACGAAAGACCATAGGGTGGGTCAGTAACTACTGCATCAACTCCCCTAGAATATTTCAAATCATTACAATTACCACATAAAATAGCAGTACAATCATCTTTATAAATTACTTTCATCTTTCTTCCATCTATTAACAGCTATGTCACAATATTGAGAATCAATGTCTATACCAATTGATTTAAATCCTTCACTACGAGCAGCTAAAAGTGTTGTACCAGAACCTAAAAATGGGTCAAGAATCACACCCCCTGGTGGAGTAATCAATTTACATAGATACCGCATCAATGCAATTGGTTTAACTGTTGGATGATTATTCCCTTCACCACGTTCAGATTTCGATGCTTTAGCACAGTAAAAAAATCTAGCTGCTGAACCATCATCGTTATAAAATTCATGTCTACCTACTCTGGTAGTTTCAGATTTAGAGAATGAATTTCCAGCATAGGGGTTAAATTCTGTATTATGATTTTGACTTCGTGCGCCTTTTCTATCAGGAAACAACTCCACCACTTCTTCACTACCATCATGAATTAGGTTGGCAGGGAAACGACCAGTTTCGGGTGTAGTTTTATTATCACCATATATATTTTCTTCTGTATATTGGTTGTTCTTAAATATTCGTTTAGCACTTCCCACAGGAGATTTTTCTCCTTCAAGACTTACCCTGCACCCATCAATATTCAAACCACCAGTTCCATGTTTCAACACATTAGCTGCTACTGTTTTTTCTGATAAAGACTTACGGGCCAAGATTATCGGTTCCCATGCTGGTTTTAAAGCTGTACCCCAACCTTCCCATTCTTTAGCTTCATCAGTAATTGGCTCATTAGATGTAAAATTATTGCCTTCGGGGTAATAATCTACTGGCCTAAATCCATCTTCTGCATTAGTTATCATTAATCGTTTATATCCACCTGATGGAGTAGTGTTGACAACCTCCCGTTTTACCCCAGCCTGTTTATCTATAGCCTTACTTACATCCAAGCTCTTTGGAAACCCAGTACCATACACCCACATTAAAGTATCTCTGATTTCAAATCCCGCATCTTCAATAGCGCACATCAATCGGTGATGTGTCCTAGCTCCACCAAACGCTAATAAATGCGCTCCTGGTTTCATAGCATCTAATAACTTAACTGCCCATTGAGTCATAAACTCCTGATAAGCAGCGTTACCTTTCTGTGATGAGCTAATAGTTTGCCCTTTTTGCTTAAACACATTATTAGTTGCTGTCATATTTGCAGGAGATTGACCTTTAAATCCACTAGGAATGGTATTAAAAGTATCCCAATCTTTTCCCATAAATGAAAGTCCATACGGCGGGTCAGTAACTACTGAGTCAACTCCCTTCAAGGATTTCATATCAGTACAATTACCACATAAAATAGCCGTCCAATCATCTTTATAAATTAATTCCATCTCTCATCTCAATTTTTTAATCTTCAATTACACTCATTGAATCATGTCGAATTTTCCAAATATGTCTAATACTACATACCCGTGAACAATGTATGTTTTTATATCCCCGACGCTTCTGAGCATTATATACAGACCTAGCCCAAGTTACGTCTACTCCACAAAAACTACATGTAAAAGTTATGCTAGAATTTTTCTTTCTACATTCTGGAGAACAAAATTTACGGGACGCTTCGATACGAATATTACAAGCTGCACATAATTTTGGTGTCCTTTTAGCTTTAGTAGGGAGTCCCCGTTTTTTAAGGATTTGACGAACACGTTCTCGTGTTACACCAACTTCCTTCCCAATAGCATCTAAAGTCCACTCAGGATTCTCTTCCCTTAATGTAAAAATACTTTGCTTGTTTACAACTTTGTCCATAATTTTCTCCCATATACTTGACACACCTCAATAAGATATATCTTCAATAATACCAAAAATAAATTTAAATGTCAATACTACTCAAATGGTATCTGATACAACCATGTAACAGGATATTTTTCAGATGTACCAAATATTGTTTGGGATGGGGGAGAATCATACCCTAACTGTAACGCATACTCATCGTGACTAACTAGCGTCCCATTCATAATGATTGGCATTCCATTAAATGATAAAACATTTGGAGTATGAAAATGACCTAAAACGGCTACATCAAAATGCTCTATAAATCGCCAATGCTCCATCTTTTTTATGACACTAGCAAAGGGGAACCCACCATAGCTTTTAATAGTATCCCCATGAGTTACCAAAAACTTATGATTCATCACTTCCGCTATGGAAAAAGCTACTCTATTAATATGCGGGGGTCTATGAAAAAAGATTCTACCTTGATTTTTCTTCAGATTTTCCATGAGATTAACCCGCACTATATCCCAATTGGAGCCAGCAGAATAAATCTTGTCTAGATTTCCATGATTGCCTGGAGCATCATGCCAATGGACTTCATCGAACAGCCCTAATAATTTATCAATCAATTCTCCCATGACGCTAGTAGACATAGCTAACTGTTCTGGAATACCAAACTCAAAATCATTCATGCGTCCCTGCTGACCAACACGCTCACCATGCACATTGTCTCCAGCATCAAATACATGGATGATTCGCAGGACTGAGTTGTTTCTATGTAATCTAACAATCCTCTCTAACGATTCATATAATTGAGACATTCTATCGATATACACATTTGAATTAAACGTTGGAGTACGTCTCCCTACATGCAAATCACTAAGGAGTAAACATACCCGTTCTTCATTTCCCCCATCCTTATGAGGTAACTTGGGTGCAGAAACAATTACTGATGGTACAAGAAAACGTTTAATCTTTTGCTCTAAAGTTTCTTCAAGAATAGGCTCT